AGAAAGAACTCAATTAACTTATTTATAAACCATTTAAAATGTGATATTATGGCACAGATTGAAGAAAAGCAGACCGTTGAAATGACGGCAGAGGAAAAGGCTCAATTCGAGGCTTTCCGTAAAGAAAAGGCCAAAAAAGAGGCTCAGGAAAAGGCGAAAGCCGAACGTGAAACGTACCGCCAAATGGTGGATGATGAAGTGAACAGCGCAATCCCGGTACTCCTCTCCTTGAGTGAGGATATCAAGGAAACCAAAAAGACGGTGCTGGAGAACTTTAAGAGTATCCTTGACATGAAATGCGAGGTTCTGAAAGTCGTAAAGGATGACCAGCGCAGCCATACCTTTACCAATTCGGAGGGAACCAAGCGCATCACTCTCGGAGTGTACGTGACGGACGGCTACCGTGACACGGTGGAGGACGGAATCGTGATCGTGAAAGAATACATCGAGAGCCTCGCCGACAATGCTAAAACGAAATCACTCGTGAGCATGGTTTTGAAGCTGCTGGCACGTGATGCCAAAGGCACGTTAAAAGCCAGCCGTATCGTCCAGCTCCGTAAGATTGCGGAAGAAAGCAACAATGACCGTTTCATGGAGGGTGTCCGCATCATCGAGGAGGCATACCAGCCAGCGATCAGCAAACAGTTTGTGAGAGCGGAAATGAAGAACGAGGACGGTATGTGGGTGACCATTCCTCTGGGTATGACAGAAGCATAAGGAGGGACGGTCATGATATACAAAGTTCAATTCCAAATCCACCGCAGAGGTTACCGCAAGCTCCGGCTTGAGGGCTTATACGTGCCGGAAACCGGTGTCGAGATGTCGGTTCCTGAAATGAAACGTGACGTTACCGAGTTCATCAAACGCCAGCTATCCAGCCGGAACAAGGAATTTGAGAATTTTCAGGTGGAACTGACGGTTTTCAAAAAGCTCAAAACCGATTTCATGTATCACCCGAAATCAAGTGAAGAATTAACCATAATAAAGGAGGAATCAGATGGAACAGACGAATAATGCGAAAGCCCGGTATATTCCCACCCGTGTGGCTGTATGCAAGCGTTGCGAGGGAAAAGGCGTTGTATTCGAGTACAGCGATGAGAACAGGACAAAGGTATCCGGATCCTGCCAATGTCCGACCTGCCTCGGATCCGGCAGAGTGAAAGTTCCGGGTAAGGATGACAAAGAGGGTATGCTTGCAATGTAAAAGCCCTTTAATCAATAATAAAAGTCCGCTGAAATCCTAATTTTCAGCGGACTTTTTTCGTACTATGGTGCAAATAATGTACCTTTGTATTAAGTAATCAAATCAATATGCAGGAGCAGCTCGTAATACCGTTTTTTTGCCCGGAAATAGAGAAAGCCGGTAACCGCCGCAGAACACGCACGGTTGCCTCCTCCGATGCTGCCATCACCTCCCGCCGTGACCGCCTCGAAAAGCGGAACCGCATCATGACCGCCCGTTATTACTATTGGACTGAGATCAAACGCCGCCGCTTCGATGACGTGCTGAGAATCCTTTCCGATAACGAGTTCTTTGTCGAAGAGCGAACCATCAGCAACACGCTGGTGGAACAGGATGATTTTTACAATGAACTCCTGCGTTCCAAAGCATCCACCCGCAAGCTCAAAGCGATGTTTCCCGGCTTTGATTGGAACTAATCCATAAACTCGGTTTCATAAATCACGTTATAGACTTTCAGACCGTCCGCTCTTTTTTCCGGCGCACCCCGGAGGCGGCGCATCGGGTTGAAAAGGTTCCCGCCGTTCCACCATTGCAAAGCCTCGTGTATCTTATCCAACGTGTCCATGCAGGAGAGAGCGTGTTCCCTGACAAGTTTAGGGGCTGCCGCATTTGTACTCCCTCCGGCTTGAAAGGCCACCCTGAGTTGTATTTGCGCCTTTATCTTTTGCCGTCCACCCATGTGGGTTTCGCAGGACGGGTAAGATATATCTATCAGGCAGCACGGGAAAGCCACAGCAGGCCGCTCTCCCGTGTTAAGTTGTCCCTCCTCGGCATCTATCCACCGGAGTTGTGGTACTTCTGTTTTCAGCCGGTCACAAACGGCAATAAAAATTTCTTTGTTCATAGCTATTCATTGTTAAGTGAGTCAATATATCCCTCTATCCGTGCGTGTATCTGCTCGTTCAAATCTTCGGAATCTCCCATGAATTCACGTTTCGGGATGTTAGTTTTCCGGGTGTGCGCCTTGACCGGTACATCTTTCCGTTTTGTTTTCCGGGTGTGTGCCGGTACGGGTACTATACCTTTGAATCCCTCGTTGTGTACCTGAGCGTAATCTACCTTTTCATTCCCTGCAGAGATAACCACCCGCTGGGGAGTTATCACCGCCGGTCTGATACTGTTCACCAGCGCACCGGAGTCAATCAGCAGGGAACCGGTTGTTTTCGGTACTTTTGCCGGAGTCCACGGGTTCCCGTCAAATGCTTTCTTCTTGAAAGCTGATTTATAGTATTCCGTGGCCGTTTCCGCCACGATTTCTGCCGCATCGGAGATTATCTCCTCCGGGAGCGATTGCAGATAATTATTTAATTCTTTGATATTCATATTGAAATAATTTTGTATATTTGCTTCCGTAAGCATATCGCTCCGGGGATGAATCGAATATGCCAACACCTGACGGATGACGGGGGCATCAAAAAGTCCGGGCTTTATACGGCGGAGCGGGATGTTAATCCGTATATAAAAGGAGGTTCTCAGAGCCTCCTTTTACTTTTTGATAAGCAGCCCACGGCGATATCTCCATCGTGGATCTATCTTTCTGCTCCTGCGGCCTTTCACCTTGATGTTGGCGTTTTGTTCTATCTCGAACCATGTCGTGACCTGATAGAGCGTTCCGTTCTTGACCTCGCAAACCACGTTAATCACCTTATCCTCGTAAAACTTGATAAAGTTCAGGTTGTCGAACTTCTTTTGATAGTCGTTTATCCATACCTCGTCAGGGTTTTTAAGCACGTCCGGGATGCACTCCACGAGAGGAACACGAGCCTCCTCGTATTTCTTTGTGGTGTGGCGTTTGAACACCTCCTCCGTAAGTTGCACCTTTCGGCCTTTGTAGTCATCCATCACCTGATGCGAATCCCTCCACTGGTTCGGATCCCCGGCAAACACCGGTGCTTTTTCGGTCGCTGCCGCCGCTTTCTTTCCAAAGGACTCCAGCCCGTAATCATTATAATGCAGGTCTCCCAGCAAGGAGGCGGCTTTATCGGGAAACTTGCGGATATAATGCTGGTTCTTGGAAAACACCTCAGCCGTTTCTCCCCGGTTTGAATCCCAGCCCTGAGCCTCGTTCATTTTCCATTCACTCGTACCGAGGTATTCATCGACAATGGCACGCATGGCGTTGATGTCTATACCCTCTACCTCGTGTTTCATGAGCGGAACCACCCGGCAACGGCATTTCCAGCCATTGGGCGGGAATATCTTTTTCCACCGTGGATCATTGGCCGGTAATATCACCCCGTCCAGCTTCCGGTGTTCCTCCCTTACCTTTTCATCCCCGGCAGTGACATATTTCCAATAAGGGAACATTTTCGTTTTTCCCATGAGCCG